CCAAAAACCAATTTATCATTAGGTAATTTATATAGAGCAACTGTAGGTTCAGCAAGAACTACACAGGCGGTTTCACTAAATGCTATGAACGCTTCTGCCGGAACATCGGCAGCAATAGGAGATTTCGCAATTGATTCTGTTACCGCAAACGTACCAACATACACATACATAGTAGAAAGCACAACTGAAACAGCAACCTTTTCATTTGGTTCAGCTGGTTCTAAGCATGGAAGTAGAGTAGGTAGTGTTGCAGCAAACTATTCAGTAACTTTTGATAATGCAAACTTTTCAGTTGGTTCTCCAACATTAGGAGCATCACCATCATTCCCAATAACTCCAGCTGCAGTTGGTACAAGTACTTATTCAGAAGCAGAAGCATTGCTATCAATGACATATGCGGATGGATTTAATACAGCGGCAACTGGCTACAATTCAGCAACTACAAAAAGATTATACGCAGTTGATGTTTACAATACAATTAACCAACCTGATTTTTGTTTAATATTTGGAACAAAAATAACAAAAGCAGATGGTACATTAGTTAATGTGGAAGATTTGAATGTGGGTGATGAAATCAAAGCATGGGTGCCAGCAGGATTACCTGATGAATCACAGGACCCTGAATCTGACCAAGTTGATTGGAGATTTTATCATTCCGATTTATTATCGGGTTCAGCACAAAATGTTGTTGTTTCCGATATAACTTTCAATTTCGCATCAGCATATTATTCAATTAACAATGGTGTAATTGAAGCTACTGAAACTCACCCAATATATGTTTGGGATAATGAAATCAGTAAATATAAATTTAAAATAGTAGGTGATATTCTTCCAGGTGATAAATTAGTTAAACAAGATGGAACTGAAGAAGAAGTTTACGATGTAGCAATCGTTAGAGAAGATATTGAAATTGCAACTGTTAACGTTGAAAACGCTGACGTTTATATTTCAAATGGTTTAATTTCTCACAACAAAGGAACAACTACACAACCTTATATCCCATCAACAGGATTAAGAATGTACTTAGACCCATCTAAAGCATCTTCTACAAACGGAACTGCAACAACGGATTGGTTAGACCTTTCAGGTTGGGGAACAGGTTTTAGACCAGCAGGACAAGGAGCATCAGCAGGTATTACGGGAAAATCAAATCCGGCATATAATAATGGTGTAACTAGAAAAGAAAAATGGTGGCAAGGTGCTTCAAACGCATTTTGGTTTAAAGATGCAACAACCAACATTAATGGTGGATATACTCAATTCAATACAAATACATTAACGGTAGTAACTTGGGTTAGATTTGCAACTCATCCTGCAAATGGATTTTATTGCTTCTTTAATAAGCAAGATGTTAGTGGTAGTAGAATAATTTCATTATATTTGAATTCAAATGGTAGTGGAACTTATTATATACATGAGGGTAGTTCAATACAATATAGTAGTAGTACTTTCTCATTATCTACAAACGTTTGGTATATGATTTCATACACTGTTGGAACTACTAACGTTGGATATTTAGATAAAACATCACAAGGAAGTATTTCAAATGGTGCTAAAACTTATACAACGGAAGCATTATTACAAATAGGTGGTAACTATGCAGAAAATCTATACTATTTTACAGGACAAATAGGACCAGTATTATTTTACAATACTCAATTGACATCGACTCAAATCGGACAAGTTTATGATTATTTCTCACCAACATACAAATAAATTTATTTTGTTGTTTTGAAATAAAAGATTATATTTATAGTAGACATTAAAAATTAAATAAGCATAAAATGGCAGAAAAATTAGTATCACCAGGAGTTTTCACTAAAGAGAACGACTTATCATTTTTACAACAAGGTGTAGCAGAAATAGGAGCGGCATTCGTTGGTCCATTCTTAGAAGGACCATTAGTTCCAACAATTGTTAATTCTCAAGCAGATTTAGAAACATGGTTTGGTAAAGCCGATGGAACATATTATACACCATTAGCAGCTCAAAGCTATTTGAGAGAAGCAGGTACTGCAACTATTTGTAGAGTAGCTGGTGTTGGTGGATATGTAGAAACAGCCCCATTGTTGTTAACTGTACAATCTGGTTCAGTAACACAATCAGTAGGTATTTTATTTAATAGTGTATTAGCATCTAACGCTGGTTTCGCAGGTACAACTTTGGATACTGATGATGAAGGAGATTTCTTATTATCAGGCTCTAACGCTGGATTATTATCAGCTTCTTTAGATGTGGAAGATACAAATGATATCGAAGCTGTATTTGGAACATCTCCATTTGGTTCTAAAAAACCTTATGTATATGGATTCTTTAAAAATACATCAATCACTTTTGATGCAAATGCAAGTGCATCTGTAACTGTATTAGGTAATCAATCATTTACATTTGATGCACAGGAAGCATTAACTCCTATGTTCAAATCACAACAAATTAGCGGTGAGAGATATGACCTTTTCCAAATCGAAACAATCGGAGCAGGCAACGCAGCAAACAACAAAATTAAAATAGGTATTTCAAATATTAAAGCAGCTGGTTCAGTAAATGGCACTGATTATGGTACATTCACTGTAACTGTAAGAGCATTTGGAGATACAAATAAAAAGAAGAGTGTATTAGAAACATTCGCAAATGTAAACTTAGACCCTAATTCTCCAAACTATATTGCAAGAGTAATTGGTGATAGAAAATTATCTATTGCAAACGATGGTAAAATCACAACATCAGGCGATTGGGTAAATCAATCTAAATACATTAGAATAGCAAACTTAAATACCGCAGCTCCTGTACAGGCAGTTCCATTCGGACACGCTGCATACAAATTACCAATTTCAGCATCTACATCAGTAAGTGCTAATGTTCCTGTTGTTACATTTGTAACCGCTTCAGCAACACAATTTGGTGGTATCGATTTGGATGGTAATGTAGATAACAAAATCTATATGAAACCAATTCCAAACGGAGCAAGTGTAGGTTCAAACGCAGTATTTGGATTAGATGTAGCAAATGGTGGTTCTTTATCAGTAGGTTCTTCAGCAGCACAATTCGTTGTAGCATTCCAAGAAGGATTTGATGGTATGAACCCAGCAACTCCAATTTATAAAGGAGCTGATATTACTGCAGGAAATACACAAGGATTTAACTTATCATCTTCTACTTCTTCAGGTTCAGTAGCATATATGAAACACATCAACGCATTATCAAATGCAGATGAGTGGGATATCAATATGATTGTTGTGCCAGGCGTAACTAAGAATGACCACTCTTATGTTCACACAGCAGTTGTTGATATGGTTGAACAAAGAGCAGATGCGTTCTTCATTACTGAAATGGCAATAGCAGGTGTTGGAATATCTTCAACAAACACAAAAGCAGGTGAGTTAGATACTAACTACGCAGCAACTTACTATCCTTGGGTTAAAACAATTGATATTAACACTAATAAGTTAGTAACTGTTCCACCTTCAGTATTGTTGCCAGCAGTATTCGCAGCAAACGATAGAGTAGCAGCAGAATGGTTCGCACCAGCTGGATTGAAGAGGTGGTTTAATCGGAGCAGTAGATGTATTAGATAGATTAACTCAATCTGAAAGAGATACATTATACGAAGCAAAAGTAAACCCAATCTGCCAGTTCCCAGGACAAGGTATCGTAGTATGGGGCCAAAAAACATTACAAGATAAACCTTCAGCATTAGATAGAATCAATGTAAGAAGATTATTATTGACTGTTAGAAAGTATATCGCTTCAACTTCTAAGTATTTAGTGTTTGAGCAAAATACATCAACGACTAGAAATAGATTCTTAAATATCGTTAATCCTTATTTAGAATCAATCCAACAAAGACAAGGTTTATACGCTTTCAGAGTAGTAATGGATGAAACTAACAACACACCAGATGTAGTTGATAGAAACATTATGAAAGGCGCTATTTACTTACAACCAACTAAGACAGCTGAATTCATTCAAATTGATTTCAACATCTTACCAACTGGTGCAACTTTTAACGGATAATTTCAAAAGTAAATATTTATATAAAGAAAACAATTAAATTAAAATAAGATGCCAGAAGTATTAGAGTTTGATAAAATGTTCTATACCAACTTTGAACCAAAGTTAGGTAACAGATTTATAATGGAAATCGACGGTATAGAATCATATATGATAAAAACGGCTAGTAGACCAACTTTCACTTCGGAAGTAGTTGAATTAGACCATATCAACATTAAAAGAAAGATTAAGGGTAAATCCACTTGGGATGATGTGAATATCACTCTTTATGACCCAATTGTACCATCAGGTGCACAGCAAGTTATGGAGTGGGTTAGACAATCACACGAATCATTAACAGGTAGAGATGGATACGCAGCTTTCTATAAGAAGGATATTACATTCTATCTATTAGGACCAGTAGGTGATAAAGTAGAACAATGGACTTTAAAAGGAGCATTTATTTCTTCGGCAAACTTTGGTGAATTAGATTGGGCTTCAAATGACCCATTATCGATAGAATTAACTTTAAGCTATGATTACGC